ATGTTTTGCCAACTCCCCCGCCCGGCGGCGGTGCCGTTTTTCCCGGCCCCGCTGAGAGCGCCAGCGATTTGACGTGAGAGGGTCGCCGTTTCGACCGCTAATGTTATATACCCGGTTGCGAGCTCGACAGCGGCCATTTGTCACCTCTCAGTATTCTTTTTTTGCTAGGCGAAACGTGACATGAAGTCTTTTTTAGCTTCGTCATAGCTCATGGGTGCAGCGGCGATTTTGCGGGTTTTTTCGTCCCACGGGCGTACTGCTGGTTTGAAAGATCGCAGCTTTGCACGGTCGCCGCCGCGCTGCAGATTTGCCACTGCAAGGATTTCCTTAATGCTTTGCACACCCTCGAACATGGGGATGTACCAAAGCCACTTTTCGGGCTCGCTGGCACGCTGGATCGGACCCCACGGCGGCTCGGATTCAATCGCGGCGATAATATTTGCCCACGATGCTCTGCCCGTGCGCGGTGAATCCCAGTCGAGCCCGACTTCTAACAGCCGGGCTCTCACAGCGGCTTCGTGTTCCTGATAGAGCTGGATAGCTCCTAAGATTTTGGGAGCGCGCCCTCACCCCATGCTTCAATGAATTCAGGGAGTTCTTCGGCGTCAAGCTCACCAATAACTTCGGCGTCTTCGGTCGATGCGCCAGCGGCAATGCACCAGGGGATAATAACCGCGACGTCACCCTTGTTGAGGGCGGCGATGACCTTCACCGGCATCTGCTTCATATCTGGAAGACGGAAAACGCCCTCGAACAGGTCGGATTCAAATTCAACCAGGCGGTACTTCTTGGCGAACTTGCGGGCGTGAGCCTTTTTGACGTTCTTACGGGTGCGGGTGGTTGCTGCCATGTTTGCTGACTCCTATCAACAGCGCTGGCTCCAAAAAGGTGTAGCCCCTGGTGCGGCTGTGGAGCCAGCAATAAGAGTGCAAACCGCACCAGGGAAATATGAGTACCTGCCCAATAGGGAAGGTCAAAACCGAGAAGGTTTAGCCACCGATACCGGGAACAGCGCCGGGAACACCACCAGGTGATGCGGCACGAACGGCGGCGGCCTTATCCGCATCAGGGATGAGGGTGTACTCGGTGTAGCAGATACCGGTTTCGGGGTCTGCCAGGCATTCGATGGAAACTTCGAGACCATCGGCAGCAGAATGGGTTAGATTCCGGTCGCCGGCTACGGTGATCTGCCCGCGGGGGATAGCGAAGCGGCGCTGATACACGTTGTTGGGGTCCTTGGTCTCAATGGTGAATGCCTGCACCGGCGGAATGTCAGCACCATGCTTGACCTGCAGCACGCCCTCATCTGAGAGAGAGACGTTACTAGGACCGAAAACGGTCTTATTGACGTCGAGGTCAGCGGTTGAATGCAGGGTAAATTTGATTTTCGCCGAGTATTCGCTGCGCACCGTGCGCACCTTAACGCCGCCCCATACCTTAATCTCTTCGTCCGAGGCGTCCTCTGAGAGAGTCAGACCGTCCTCGTTTACATAGCCCATCGGTGTAAACTTGTCGCTGAGCTTGGTCTTAAAAGTTCCTGGAATTTCGGTCCCGAGCGGGGCGACGGTAATACCGCCGGTAATGCTTTCGGGCTTGGAGACAATAATGTCGAAATTACGCTTTTTCTCAGCCATAATTTCCCTTTCCTACTAAAAAGCTCGCCTCAGGTGGCGAGCGTGGTGGATTTGAGTGTGACTGTGACCGTCCAGGTGTATGCGGGCAGCCGCGGTTCCGGGAGAGGGTCATAGGCTGGCATGGTGAGGTGACGGTCGGTAAGGTATACCGGCGCGTCATGCTCGGGCCATTCACGCATGACGTTGAAGACACGGTTAGCTAGTGCATCGGCTGCTTCTCCGTCAGGTGCACGCACCTCGAAGCTGATGCGTTTATCGGCAAGCTGATAGTGATGGATTCGTCCGCCGCCGCCGTCTTTGATGAGCACTAGGGGCGTGTTTTTATCCCACCCGGTCGGCGGCTCGTCGCGGGCTACCAGCACATCGGGGAGAGCCCGAGCAAAATATTTGTAGGCGGTTGAGACGTGCGAAGGAAAAATAAAACGTTCAGTCACGGCCTGCGTCCAATGCTCGAATCAAGGCGTTGTGCTTGCGATTGTGGAAGTGAGCGTGCCCGGTCGCCATGATGGAGACGGCGCCGCGTGGATCCTCTAGCGCTAGCTCGGTGACCTTGTACCCGGCAACTTTTCCACCTTTGGAAGCTTCTTTCGCGATGGCGTCAGCACGGCGTTTCAGATTGGCGCGAACAGCTGGCAGCTTGCGCAACTGTTGCAAACCAGTTTTATTGAGTTTGAATTTTTTAGCCATGCCAGCGCCGCACTTTCACTTCCGTGTAGAAGGTTGTCTCGGTGAAGGGATTCGTAATAGCCACGGCCTCACCTTCAACTTCGAATGTTTTGCCCTCGATGATGAACCGGTCGGCGGCCTCAGGGGCGGCGCCCCGGGGCAGATATAGCACATGGTCTATCGTGGCTATCAGCGCTGTGCCAGCACGTGGTTCAGCGGCGGTGGGCGCATCAATGATCGCTTGGATGTCTCGACGTGTTTCGGTCTTCTTTTTGAACCCGTCAGCGGTAATGGTTTCTGCCGTTGAGAGGTGCGTTATTGTCACGGTGTGCCCTGGCAGTGGTAGACCTATCACGGCACCCACCCGAGCTTATAGGGAGCCAGCTTCTCTTTTTCCTGCTCTAGCAGAGAGACGCCCGAGGCTTCACCGTTGCGGGTGGCATAGCCGACCGATTGGGTGCCGGCTCTCTGATACGAGAGGTTGCCGTGCGAACCCATTGCGGCGCGGGCTGCTAAATCCTGGATAACCTGGGCAACCGGCGCTAAATCTTCATGCCCGTGCGTGAGCTCGACGGTGACACATCGGGGCTCACGCGGGAAGACCTTACCGGCAGGCAACTTGATCCACCCGTCAGCTGAGAAACGGAAACCCTGCACCGGCACCCCGTCCACAGCGAGCGCGTGAATATCTTCAACCTTGTTGGATGGCAGCGCTAGTTTGTTGGCGCCGTTGCCGTCGAGGGTGAGGGTTTCACGGATGGGTGGCCCGATATGCCAGCCGCAATAGTTGCGGACGGTCTGTTGCGCGGTTTCAGCTGGATTTTGGGTTGCGTTGAGAATTGAGGGTTTGATGCTCATAGTTCTCTCCGTTCAAGGTTTTGCCCCCCCCCCCGCCTCCCTGTGGCGGGGGGGACCCGGCGGGGGGCGCGGGCGGCGCCGTCGT